CACGGTGCGATCGGCGACGCCCAGGGCCTCGGCGATCTCGCTCTGCCAGCGCGACCCGAACAGGGCCGCGCCATCGTCAAGCGGCGGCCGCGCTTTTTTCTGCGCTCGATCCGGCCTATAAGGCCGCGGGCCGGGCGGCCGCAGGCCCTCCGAGTCCCCAACAAGAGTCCCCAACAAAGGCAAGGGGCCGCCTAAAAGCTATATGTCCCCGTAGCTCAGCCGGATAGAGCAGCGGTTTCCTAATCGCCCGACCTATCGGGCAAGGCCCGGTTTTATTGGCTTTTCGCGGGGCCGCCTGGGCCAGTTTGGGCGCCTTTCGGCCGCCGACTCCCCAACAAATTCCCCAACGCCGGCGGCTCAGCTGCGCGCCGATCGGCGCGTCGAGGGCCGGCGATCGACGGCGGCGGCGACGGCGTCGCGGATCTCCGAATCGGCCAGGCGGATATAGAGATCGGTCGTCGCGGCGTCCTGGTGCCGGGCCGCGTCTTTCGCCGCCGCCTGGCTCACTTTCGCGACCTCGGTGATATAGCGCGCGCGGACGTCATGGAACCGCGCCGGCGCCTCGATCCCGGCCGCCGCGGCCGTCGTGCGCCAGCTGCGGCGGATCGAGGCGAGGGGCCGCCAGCTCGACGTCGGCACGGCCTCGCCGGCCAGGAAGGCGCGCCAGTGCGACGGGCCGGGCCATGTGACCAGGTGCGCCTGGCCGCGCGCCTGGGCCTGCCGATCGAGCCGCCGCAGCAGCTGCCAGCCGGCGCCGCCGCCGAAGGCGCGTTCCTGGTTTCCTGATTTCGTGTCGCCGGCGGCGAACCGTATGCACCTGGCGTCGCTGTCAATGTGCCGCCGCTGCAGCTGCAGGGCCTCGCGCTGGCGCAGGCCGAACAGGCGCGCCAGCTCGGCCGCCTCGATCGTCCAGGGCGGCGCCGTCGCCAGCCGCGCGGCCAGCTCGGCGTCGGCCATGGGCGCCGGCATGCGCCGCGCGACCTTGTGCAGCCGGACCTCGATCGCGCGATCGAGGATCGGCGCGCGCGTGATCGGATCGCGCACGCGCTCGGCGAGCGCAAAGATCGCGCGTAAGGCCTTTAGATAGTTGTTCGTGGTTCGGGCCGATCGGATCCGATCGGTCGATCGCCAGAGATCCGGCCGATCGGCGGCGGGCCGCTTGCCTCGGCCGCCGGCCCAGACCCGGAGCGGCTGCGCCGTCGCGTGCCGGCGATAGGCCTCGACCTGGTCGTCGCGGATCTCGCCGATCGGCGTCGCCGGGCCGAAGAATGCCAGGATCTCGGCGACGTATAAGCGGACGTTGTCGACATGGCTGGCCGTCCGGCCGGCCTTGCGGCTCAGCCAGGCCGCGGCGGCCTGCGCGATCGTGTAGGAATCGCCGCGCGCGGCGCTGCGGTCGAGGGCCTGCGCCTGGCGGGCGGCCGCTTTCTCGACGATTTCGAGCTGGCGGGCCTCGGTCCGGTTCGCCGCGCGCCGGCCGGTCTGCCGGTCGACGCAGGCGCCGCGATACCGTTTCCCGGCCAGGACGAAGTCAAAAGACCAGACGCCGCCGCGCTGTTGGTTCTGAAAAACTGACACGCCGGGACGCTAGACCGGCCCGCCGGCCGGCGTCCAGCGTCAGACGGCGACGCCGAGGGCGCGCAGCTGGGCGATCGCCTCGGCGTGCGCGGCGCCGGCGCGGCGGCGCGGCGATCGCGGGGCCGTCTCGACCGGCTCGGCGCCGATCGCGTGCCGGCGGCGCCAGGCCTCGATCGAGGCGACGTGAACGCGAACGCCGTTCGGTCGATCGCCGAGGCCGATCCGGTGTCCGGAGAGGCGGCCCTGGCACAGCAGCCGGCGCACGGTCGAGGGATCGCAGCCGAGCAGCCGCGCGGCCTGGGCGACCGTCACGGCGTCGCCGACGTCGTCGGCGGGGAGCTGGGCGGCGCGCAGCATGGTCAGTCGTCGAGGGCCTGGTCGATCTCGCGCGCCAGGCGGGCGGCGCGCTGGGCGCCGTTCTCTTCATAAACCGCCCGGCAGACGCCGCGAACGGCGCAATCGTGGGGATGGGCGCAGACGTCCTCGAAACTGACGCCAGGGCAGCCGGTGTGGGCATACCGCGCATAATTGCGGCCGAAGGCCTCGCCGTCCTCGCCATAGCGCGCCGGCAGCGATTCCCAGCCGGGCGGCGGCTCGATCGTGACAAGCCGGTGCGGGGCGGCGGGATCGTCGATAATGAAAAGCGACGCTGTCGCGCCGTTCAATGGCGACAAGCCTGGGCGCGGAACGTGCGCGACCTTGCGTTTCATCGCACGGCCGCCAGGGCTGCGATCGTCGTTCCGGCCGCGAGCAGGACGATCGCCGTCACGCCGACCGCGCTGCGCGCCGCCGCCGATTCCGCGCGGTTTTGCCAGGGGCCGGTCCCGTCGACCGCGGCGAGGATGATCCAGAGGGCGCCGGCGGCCATGCCGGCGAACATGAGGGCGAGGCCTGCGAAAACCATCGTCAGATCCTCATCGCCATGACGACTTGCAGCTGGCCGTCGCGATCGGCGGGATCGCGCAGCAGGATCGGGCCGCCCGGCGTGAATTCGATCTCGACGGTATCGCCGTCGAGGGCGTCGAGCGTGCCGGCCAGATATTTGCCATTAAAGCCGGTTTCCGCGGGCGGCGTTTCGAGCTGGGCGTCGATCGCGTCGTCGATCTCGCCGCCGTCGGGCGACTTGTGCGTCAGCTGCGCCGTACCGTCGGCGACGTGCAACCGAATCCCGCGGTTCCCGTCGTTCGTCAGGGCGGTGCATCTGGCCGCGCTGGCGACCAGCTCGGCGCGATCGACGCGGAACCGGCAGACGTTCTCGGTCGGGATGACGCGCTGATAATCGGGGAACGTGCCGTCGACCAGTTTCGTCTGCAGCTCGACGCCGTCGACCTCAAGCCGCAGGCTGGTCGGCGAAATTTCCAGCTCGACCCGGTCGTCGCCGGCCTCGGCCGCCAGGGCCGCCAGGTCGGCGATCGCGTGCCGCGGAATGATGATGCCGGCCAGCTCGCCGGCGTCGGGCCGCGTCAGCGACACGGCCGACCAGGCGAGGCGGTGGCCGTCGGTCGCGACCAGGCGCGAGGCGACGGGATCCAGATATATTCCGTTTAGATAGTAGCGCGTCTCTTCGCTCGACTGCGCATGCCGGACCCGCTCGATCGCGCCGGCCAGCTCGGCGCCGGCGATGCGAACGGCGACCGCGTCGTCGTGGCGGGGGATCTTGGGGAAATCCTCGATCGGCAGCGTCGGGAACGACGCCCGCGCGCGGCCGGCGCGCAGCAGCAGCGGGCCGCCCTCTTCCTGCTCGATCGTGATCTGGCTGCCGGCCGCCGTCGCCCTGGCGAACGCCATAAGGCCGGCCGCCGGCGCCGTCGTCGCGGCCTCGGCGCCGGTCGCGCTCACGACGGGCAGCGCGACAACGATCGAGCGGTCGAGATTCGTCGCGATCAGCGTCGCGCGCCGGCCGGCGGTCTGGATCGCGACATGCGAGAGGATCGGGATCGTCGCGGCGCGGGCGACGACGCGGGCGGCGAGAGTGAGGGCGCGCAGCAGCGCGTCGCGTTCAACGATCAATTTCATGGCAGGGCCTCGGCTGTTGGGGATTGCGCGCGCGCATGTCGTCGGCGTCGAATTCGCGGCGATATCGCTCGACCAGGGCGAGCGCATATTCGGGGCGGCCCTGCTCGACATGCTGCAGGGCCTCGGCGCGCGTCCAGGTGTGAAGGTCGAGGCCGGCGCGGCCGATCGCGAAGGCTTGCCAGGGCGCATTCGGCGGCAGCAGGGCCGCCGGATCCGGGCGGATCGCGCGCAGCAGCCGCGCCGCCTCGCCGACGTCGTGCCGGCGCAGCGCGGCCAGCAGATCGTCCAGCTCGCGATCGGCCCAGGGAAGGTCGACCGCCAGAATCGAGGCCTCGCCGATCATGTTTCGGCGATCCAGCCGGCCGGGACGTCGACCGGGATGCCGAGCAGCAGCTGGCGCAGCTCGCGCAGCCGTTCGTCGACGCCGCCGAGGCGCTGGGCGCCGGCCGGCGCGGCGTGGCCTGTCAGCGCGGCCAGGCAGGCCTCAATCTCGGCATAAAGGTCGAGGCGTTCGGGATCCGGGCCGAAGATCCCGGCGACCTGGTGCAGCAGCCGCTCGACCGCGTGCTGGCGATCGAGGGCGAGGCCGTAAACGTAAGCGTCGACCGCCGTTTTCGTGCGGGCGTCGCCCAGCGGCACCAGGGCGAGGCGGCGCGCCGCCAGGTCGGCGACCAGGCTGGCGGCGAATGCCTGCTGCCAGGCGTCGGGCGTCGGCGCGCCGAACGCCCGCATGCTGGCGACCTTGATCGCCTCGGCCAGACCCGGCCAGAGCGGCAGCGATTCGCCGGCCGGCAGGACGACGATCTGGTCGGCCTCGGGAGCGGGGGCGGCCGCGCTCATTTGGCGGCCTTCCGCGGCGCCTTCGCCTTCGCCTTGGCCTTGGCCTTGGCCTTCGCCTTCGCCTTGGCCTTGGCGGGCGCCTTGGCCTTGGCCTTGGCCTTTGCCTTTGCGGCCGCGGCCTTGACGATCGGCGGCAGCGCGACCTTTAGGCGATCGCCGACGACGGCCGCAAAGCCGTCGGGCTTTTTTTCGTGCGCCGACCAGTCGACGATCTCCGACGCATAGGCCGCCAGGGCGGCCTCGATCGCCTTGCGGTCGAGTTTCATCGCCTCGGCCATCGCGCCGCCGGCGTCACGTTCGCCGATCGACGCCGCCTCGATCTTCTGCAGCGATGCCGGCAGCCGCGGCAACGTATGCTTGCGGGCCTGCGAATCGTAGCCGAGCCGCGACCGGCCGTTCGCCAGCGCGGCGATCGTCAGGCGCAAGGCAAAGTCGGGATTGCCTGCGATCGCGTCGCGCAGCGCGGCGACGTGCGCGAGGCGGCGCCGGCGGGCGTCGGCGGTTTCTTTCGCCTGGCCGAAGCGATCGACCGTCTCGCGATGGGCGGCCGCCGGGATCACGCCGGTCGCGGTCCGGATCGCCTGGCTGCCGTCGATCCAGACGATCGCGGTCTGCTTTTCGCGCGGGACGTCTGATTTCCCGGCCGCGCCGCCCTTGTCGCGTTTGCCGCTGCCGCCGTAGGGCGAAAGCCGTTCCTTGCTGTCGGCCCAGCGCCAGTCGCCGAGATCCTGGCGCACGACCAGTTTCGCGGTCGGCCAGTCGGCGCGCAGCTCAGCGACGCGGGCCTCGGCCGCGGCGGTCTGCAGTTTGACGAAGGCGCCGACGTCGGCGAAATACCGCTTGCCCTCTTCCTCGACCATCGCGCCCTGGTATTGCGCGACGTCGAAAGCGGCCGCCGCGACCGGGGCGACGCGCGAGGCGATCCAGCGTTTCGCCTGGTCCGCGTCGTTCGTCGCCCAGCGATCCTTTGCAATCTCGGTCTGCAGCGTCGCCGGCAGGGCGGCGACCGTGCGGGCGATCTCGACTTTCAGCTCGCCGGCGGCGAAACGCTTTTTCAGCGGCGCGGCCAGGCCGCGGGCGATCGTCAGGCGTTGCGCGACGAAGCGATCGGTTTTCCCGACGGCCCGGCCGATCGCCGCGGCGGTCCAGGTTTTCGGATCCTGGTCCTGCAGCTTGGCAAAGGCTTCCGCCTCTTCCGCGGGAGATATGTCGGCGCGCTGCAGGTTCTCGACGATCTGGGCGGCGCGTGCCTGGCCGTCGTCTGCCTCGATGATGCGGCACGGCGCGACGTCGCGTTTGAGTTTCTGCAGCGCGCGAAACCGGCGCTCGCCGGCGACCAGCTGGTAATCCTTGCGGCTGCCGGCCGGCGCGCGGCGAATGACCAGGTTTTCGAGCAGGCCCTGCGCCTCGATCGAGGCCGCGAGATCGTCGATCCCGTCGAATTGCTTGCGCGGATTGAACGGCGAGGGCTCGATCGCGTCGAGGCGGATCGACGCCATGCCGTCGATCACGGCGAACGCCGCGAGCTGGGCGGCCGTTGCGGGCCGCGTCAGGGAAATGACGCCGACCTCTGGCGCCGTGGGAGTTGTGGACATTGTCAGGCCTTTCGGGCTGCTGGTGGATGGGACGCGGGAAAAGCGCGGGCCAGCTCGGCGGCTGCCTCGCGCGCGTAGTCGAGCGCGTCGCGCGCGGTCTCTACCTGGGGGCCGGCGGTCGCCGGATCTTTGGTCGCCTGGTCGAGCCGGTCGGCGACCATGCGGACGGCGTCGCGCAGCAGCGCGACCCGCTCGATCGGCGAGGGCGCCGCCGTCATCGGTTGGAGCCGAGCCGGGCCGTCAGCGTCGCCGCGGCCTGGGCGATCTCGCCGGCGATCTGGCCGGCCTGCAGCGCGTGGTCGACGCGACCGACCGCGAGGGCGTCGTCGGCCATGTCGGCGGCGAAGCGCAGCGCGCGGGCCAGGTCGCGCGTCGCCTCGCGCTCGGCGAACGTGAGCCGCTCAGTCGAGAGAATGGGCAGGCCGCGCGAAAAGGTCGTCGGGGCCGAACGGCGTTCGGGCGGGGTGATCGAGTCGGGCATGCGTTCCACCAGGAAAAGGGGGAACGGCGGCGACGCCCGCGGGCTTGCCTTGTGAGGGATACGGGCGCCGCCGCCGGCCACCTCGGGATCGAGACGGCCGCGGACGGTCGCATATTCTAATATCCAGAGTCAAGCGATCGGATAGTTAACTATCCGATCGGGCGCGGGAGCGCGTCAGCTCGGCCGCGGCCCGGCGCGCACGGCGGCGACGATGCGGTCGGCGGCGGTGTCGATCGCGGCAACGATCTGGCCGGCGGCCAGCAGCAGCAGGCCGGCCCAGAACAGGCCGCTCGCTGCGGCCAGGATGACAAGGCCGGCCGTCGGATCGGCGGCGATCGCCAGACTGACGCCGACCAGAAAGGCCGGGACCGCCAGCAGGACGGCAAAGAATCCAAGCGTTCGCATTATGTGGCCTCGCGCGCGGCCAGCGCGGCCAGGGCGGCCTCGGCCTGGTCGAGTGCCTGGCCGCCCAGGAATACCAGTTCGTCGCCCAGGTCGACGTCAGGCAAAGCCGCGCCGCGGGCGATCAATAGTCGGCCGATCGCGCGCAGCTGGCGCAGCGCGGCCGCGGCGCCGTCGGGTTTCTTTCTGGTCCGGCTGGACCGATCGTTTGTCCGCTTGGCGTTTGTCATGGGCCGCAATCCTTAATTGCGTGGCGATATAGTTGCGCCGCCTTACTGGGCGGGCCGGCGAGACTATGACAATTTTTTGGCCTGTCAAAACCGGGATCGCTCAGTCGCGGTGCAATAATCGCAAGCGGGGTTCGCCGGCGGTGTGAGCCGTCAGGACGCTTTACGGATCCAGCGGATCGGCGCCGCCTCGACGATGGCCTGGTCGGCCAGCGGCGCGCCGGCGGCGTTGACGGCCTGCAGATCGAAGCGGCCGGCGTGGCTGCCGCGCAACAGCCGGCGCACCAGGCGCGAGCCGTCGGCCAGCTGGGCGACGACGACGCGGCCGACCAGCTCGCCGACGTCTCGGCGCGCGCGGCCCGGCCAGAGCATGTCGCCGGCCTCGAAAGTCGGCGCGGCGGCGTTGTCGCGCACAAGCAAGGCCTCGCCGGCGGCGCCGTCCGGCGGGTTTCCGGCGTCGACGTCGAGCGTCTGGTCGAGCGGAACGACGATCGCGCGACCGTCGGCGAAGCTGACGGCCTCGACGGTGCCGGGCTCGGCGCGATCGCCCTGCAGCTCGGCGACGCTGACGGGCCGGCCGAGCAGCGTCGAGGCGCCGGCGGCCAGCGCCTCCCAGGTGCGGGCGATCATGTCCCGGCCTGGCACGTTCACAAATTGACTGACGACGGCCGGCGAGAGGCCGGCGGCGCGGCAGATCGCGCGCGCCGAAAGACGATGACGGATCAGAAAGGCGTTTAGAGCGCGCCGGCGGGCGTCGACCAGGTCGGGCATATACCGCATTTTGCGCCATTGGATAAAAGAATTCGCGGATATTGTGTTATCCGGCGGCCTTGATCTGCATATTAAACTATGCAAACCTCCGCTCATGTCCCGCCCTCCGCTCCTGGTCGACGTTCTCGGCCGCCTCCGCGCCTTCCGCCAGGCCGAAGGCCTGTCCTATTCCGCCCTTGCCCTGCGCGTTGGCCTGTCGCGTGCCGCGCTGCGCGGCATGGATTCGGCCGCCTGGGCGCCGTCGGCTGAAACGATCCGGGCGATCGAGGCGATCGTGCCGCCCGACTGGCGGCCGATCGAGACGCCGGTCGAGACGCCGGTCGAGACGCCGGTCGAGGGCGTCGCGCCAGAAACCATCGCAACGGCAGGGGAGGCGGCTTGATGTTCGGACCATATGCAAACGCGGTCGCTGCCCTGGTGGCGGCGTCAGAGGCGGCCCGGCCGGTCGAGCCGGTCGTCGTGTCGTTTGGGCCGTCGACCGGCCCGGCCTGGGGTGTCGTTCGCATGGCCGACAACCTGGACGCGAACCGGCCCGACGTCGACCGGAACGTCGGCGCCGCTTTCCGGTGTCGGCCATGAGCCGCGCCTTTCATCCGGTCAAGCCGTGCGATCCGGATCTGCCGAAATCGGCGATCCGGCGCCTCTTCGATCAGGTCGGCGGCGTCAAGCTGGCGGCGTTGCGCCTGTCGCTCGGCCTGTCACAAACCTATGCGTTCGCCGACGCCCAGGCGCACGAAGAGATCACCTTTGCGCGCGTCGCGGCGCTCACGTCGCCGGCGGCGCCGGCCGCGGCCGAGTATCTGGCGAGCCTCGCCGGCGGCTATTTTCAGCCGCTGGCGGCCGGCGAGGGCGGCGCGCACCAGCTCACGGCCGAGGCCTCTCGCGAGCATGGCGAGGCGATCGCGTCGGTCGTCGGCGCGCTGGCAGATGGCGAGATCTCGCCGGCCGAGGCGCGCGAGGCCTTGACGCAAGTCGACGAAGCTCTGGCGGCCATGTGCGCCTTGCGCCGGCTGCTGCTCGACGCCGCGGGGGGCCGCTGACATGGCCGACCGCCGCGGCGATTGGATGATGACCTACAGCGGCCGCCGCTTCTGGCCGCTCGATCCTCGGCCCGACGACGTGTCATGGGTCGACATTGCGCACGCGCTCAGCCTGTCGTGCCGCTACGGCGGGCACGCGCAGCGGTTCTATTCGGTCGCCGAGCATTCGGTCGCGCTGGCGCAGTATTTCGGGCGCCGGCGCCAGCCGCAGCTCGCGCGCTACGCGCTATTGCACGACGGGGCCGAGGCCTACGTCGCCGACGTGATCCGGCCGATCAAGCGCAAGCTGCCGGCGTTCCGCGAGATCGAGGCGCCGATCGAGGCGCAGATCCTGACGCTGGCCGGGCTCGACCCGGAGATTCCCGCCGCGGTCGTCGCGGCCGACTCGGCGATCATCGCCGACGAAGCGGCGGTTTTGTTCGGCGCCGAGCGGATCGAGGCGGCGGGCTGGATCCTGCCGGCGCCGCTCGGCGTGCCGATCGAGTGCTGGCCGGCGCACTATGCCGAGACTCTATGGGCGGCGACGTTCCGGTCGCTGTTCCCGTCCGTCGCGTGGCAATGAGCGCGACCGCGCCGGCGATCCTGTTCGGGCGGCTGCCGCCAGGCGGCCCAGCGCGCGAGCCGCTGATCGTGACGACCTTGCGCCGCTGTGTGCGGCGGCAGGCGCCGCAGCAGATGCTCGATCGCGTCGCCGGCGGCGCGCAGCAGTTCCGCGATCTCGACGCGGCCTGGGCTTTGCGCGCGACGGTGACGGCGCGCGCCGAGGCCCGGCCCAAAGCGCAGAAGGGCGGCGAGCTGGGCGTTTGCCTGTCCCTGGCCGAGCGGCAGATCGCGCTGCAGCAGATGATCGCCGAACACGACGCCGGCGGCCCTCTGCTGCCAGGTCTCGCGCGCCTGGCGCGCCTGTTCGGCACGACCGCGGCCTCGATCGAGAATGACCTGGCCGTCATGGTCGAGGCCGGGCGGATCCGGCGGCGGCGGTGGGCCAAATGAGAAAGACCGACCGCCTGGCGCGCCGCTTTGACGACGCCGCCCTGCAGCGCCGCAAGGCCGAGTTGCATTCGCGCCTCTCGATCGTCCAGGTCGTCGGGCGCGTCGTGACGCTGCGCAAGGCCGGCGCGGCCTGGCAGGGGCTCTGCCCTTTCCATGACGAGCGGTCGCCGTCGTTCACGGTCTACGAGCGCGGCAACCGGCCGGGCTTTCACTGTTTCGGGTGCGGTGCCAGCGGCGACGCGATCGACTTTGTCATGCGTCGCCAGGGCCTCGGGTTCCTCGACGCGCTGCAGCTGCTCGAAAGCGAAAACGGCTTGACGCATCTGCAGGCCTCGGCGCCGCCGCCGGCGCGCGTCGCCGCGGCTCAGGTCGTCGACCCGCGCAAGCTCGATCGCGCGCGCCGGATTTGGGGCATGGCGTCGCCGATCGAGGCCGGCGATCCCGTCGATCTCTATCTGCGCGGCCGCGCGATCGTGCCGCCGGGGGATTACGGGATCGCCGGCATGGGGCCGGCCGGCTGGCCGGTCGATCTGCGGTTCGCCGCCGACTGCTGGCATGATTACGAGCAGCGCAGCTGGCCGGCGATGGTGGCGGCGGTCCGCAGTCACGCCGGCGAGCTGCTGACGGTCCATCGCACCTATCTGGCGCGGCGGCCGGACGGCAGCTGGGGCAAGGCGCCGGCCGAGAAAACGAGACTGGTGGTCGGATCCTACGGGCCGGGCTTTATCCGGCTCGGCGCCGACGCCGACGCGATGATCGGCGGCGAGGGGATCGAGTCGTCGCTGTCGGCAATGCAGCTCTGGCGCCGATCGGGCCTGGCGTTCGTCACGGCCGGCCGAATGCGCAACGTCGAGCCGCCGTTCGCCTGCGGCGATTTCATCTGGGCCGCCGACAAGGGCGGAAAAGGCCGGTTCGGCGAGCTGTTCGCCCATGCCGGCGCCAAGGCGTTCGCCGTCGGCCGGACGGTCGCCGTCCGGATCCCGCGGATCGCCGCCGATAAAGGCGACTTTAACGATCTGTTGCAGCTGCGCGCCGAGGCCGAACGGCGTTCGCGGGAGGGCGCGCGTTGAAAGTCCTGGTCGCCTGCGAATTCTCCGGAACGGTGCGGCGGGCGTTCGCGGCGCGCGGTCACGATGCCTGGTCCTGCGATTTGCTGCCGGCCGAGGATGGATCGAACCGCCACATCGTCGCCGACGTTCGCGACATTCTCGACGATGGCTGGGATCTGCTCATGGTCGCGCATCCGCCTTGCACGCGCTTGTGCAATTCGGGCGTGCGCTGGCTCAGCGCGCCGCCGCCCGGAAAGACGGTCGAGATCATGCAGGCCGAGCTGCGCGAGGGCGCGGCCCTGTTCTCTGCCTGCTGGGGCGCGCCGATCGACCGGATCTGCATTGAAAATCCGGTGATGCACAAACACGCAAAAGAGCTGATCCGGAACTATCGGCCGCCGGCGCAGACGGTGCAGCCGTGGTGGTTCGGTGAACCGTTTTTTAAGGCGACCGGCCTCTACCTGAAGGCGTTGCCGCCGCTTGGCCCGACCCGCCGGCTCGATCCGCCGCGGCCGGGAACGCCAGAGCATAAGGCCTGGTCGCGCGTGCATCGCATGCCGCCGGGGCCGGATCGCTGGCGCGAGCGGTCGCGCTTTTTTCCGGGGATCGCCGAGGCGATGGCCGAGCAATGGGGGGCCTGCAATGAGCAAAGCCGCGACGCCGGCCAAGCGGCGCGACGCCGAGCGCGCAGAGATCGAGGCGCGCGAGCGCGAGATCTATGGCGACCTGGTCGCCGACGTTCGCTTTCTGCGCGGCCGGTCGTTCGTCGTCACGGCCGCCGCGGCTTGCCTGTTCGTCGTCGGGAACCGGGCCGTCGACGGCCCTGGCTTGCGCGCGATCGCCGATCGCGAGCGGCGCCTGCTGGGCCGCCAGATCGAGCGGCTGACGGCGCGCCAGGTCAAGCGATCGGCGTCGGGCCTGAAGGTCGGCCAGGTCGAGGCCTACCCGACGCCGAGGCGTGAGCGGCTGCGCCAGCAGCGATCGACGAACAAGCAATAACCGACGGGCGGGATCATGGCGGGCGAGTGGGATGGCGAGGAAGAGTTTGCAGCCGAGTCGGAGCGGCCGGATCCGGTCGAGGGCGTGTCGACGCGCGAGGGACCGCCGGACGACTGGTCGTCGCCCAGCTGGTACGATTACCGGCGCGCTGAATGGTGGTTTCGGTTCGTCGAGGGCGCCGGTCACGAATGGCGCCGCGACCCGCCGCCGGCGCGGCCGATCGGGCACGTCGACGGATCCTATATATTCGTGACGGCGGCCGGCGAGCTGCGCCGGTTCACGGCCTCGGCGTTGCACAACAAGGGCGGCCTGGCCGATCTGTTCGGCGGCGATCTGCGCTGGCCGCGGCGGCACTATCCGGGCCGCGATCGCGAGGGCAACCCGACCGACCGGCCCTCGATCCCGCATTGCATGGAATCGCTTATCGGGGCGTGCGTCGCGGCCGGCTATTATGACGGCGCGATTCCGCATCGGTCGGTCGGCACCTGGCGCGGCGTCGACGGTCTGCCGGTCGTTCATGCCGGCGACGCGGTGTTCGCGGGCGGCGAGATCCTCGATCCAGGAAGCCAGGTCGGCGAGGCGCTCTACGTCGTCGGCGGCGCGCGCCAGGCGCCGGCGCATCGCCTGAAAGGCGCCGGCGGTTTCGAGTGGCTGCCGGCCGACGTCTCGGCCGGGCACGCGATCGCCGCGCTGCTCGATGAATGGCACTGGCAGGATGACGAGGCCCGCGACCTGTTTCTCGGCGGCCTGTTCTGCGATCTGCTGGGCGACGCGCCGACATGGAAGCCGCATCGCTTTGTCAGGGCGCCGGCAGGATCCGGCAAGTCGACGCTTCTAAAGCTGCAGCGCGCGATCCTGGGCGGCTCGGCGCATCCGGTCCAACGGACCTACTCGAAAGCCTATCTAGAGCAGCATTTCGCCCATACGGCCTGCGCGCTGCTGCTCGACGAAAGCGAAAGCGATACCGAGGCCGAGCGCGTGCGCAAGCTCTGGGATCTGGTGTTGCTGCTCAGCGACGACGGCGCCAGCGGCGGTCGCGGCACCAGCGGCGGCCAGGCCCGGCAGATCGACCTGCGCGGATCGGTGACGATGGTCGCGACGCTAACCGAGGCATGGAAAACGACGATTCGGTCGCGCGTCGCCTTCCTGGAGCTGCGGCCGCTGGCGCAGCGCGCCGATCGTCCCCCCTCTCCCCCTAGTGCCGTGGCGAAACAGCTGGAGCGGGCCGCGGCCCTGTCGCCTGGCCTGCGCGCGCGGGCGATCGTGCGGTTCGGCCTGTTCCAGCAGAATCTCGCGATCGCGCGGACCCGGATCCTGGAGCTGGGCGGCGCGCCGCGCGACGCCGACCAGATCGGGCACCTGGTCGCCGGCTGGGCGACCATGACCAGCGACCAGCCGCTCGACGCCGCCGACGTCGCCGAGCTGGAGCGGTTTCGGCCGTATATCCTGACGGTCGTCGACGAAGAGGATGGCGCCGACGATGCGTCGGAATTATTAAACGTCCTGTGGGGCCTGCCGGCGCCGGCCTGGCGTGGCGGCGACCAGCTCACGATCGGCCAGCTGGTCGCGCGTGCCAGGTTCGACGACGCGATCGAGGCCCGGCGATCGCTGCTGGCGATGGGGTTCCGCTTTCACAAGCTGCCGGCGGAAACCTGGTCGCAGGCCTGGCTCGCGATCGCGAACAAGCATCCGGCCCTTGATCGGCTGCTGGTCGATTATCCGCAGTTCCGCGGCCCGAAGCGGTCGCAAATCCTGGTCGGCCTGCGCCGCGTGGTCGACGGCCAGGTCGTCGAGGCGAAGGCGTCTGACGCGCCAATGCGGTTCGCCGGCCCTCAGTCGCGCGCCCTGCTGCTGCCGCCCGCGGTCCTGCCGAGCCTGGCCGACGAAGAGATCGCGACCGGCCGGCGCGACGATCGACAGGCCGCGGAATGATCGGCGGCCCTCTGTACCGGTCCTGTACCGGCCCTGTACCGCCTTCCGTACCGCCTCTAAGCCCTTGGCCTGACAGGGGAAAAGGCAAAAACGGGACAGCGGTACGGCCCAGAGGGAGAAGGCACTACAGGTGCGCGCGCGCACGAGAGAAACCAGCAAAAACCCTGTACCGCTGTCCCGTTTTCTCAAAAAAAGAAGGAATATCAATATGTTAAAGCCGGTACGGAAGGCGGTACAGGGGCGGTACGGGGCCGGGGAGCCTGTACCGGTGCCAGCGGTCCCAGGCAATCGGCAGCCGGGCGAGCGCGCGGTGCTGGTTTCAGAGCGTCACGCCGTCTGGGATCGAGCCGCGGCGCCGGTCCAGGCTGACAGGCCGATCGAGGCGATCGCCGATCCGATCTGGGATCACGCCGACGGCCGACGCTGGACGCCCGACCTAGTGCATTGCCGCCTGCTGGCGGTCGGCGCCACGATCGCCCGGCTGCCGTCGCCGCTGCGCCGCGGGTTCGTCTCGCTGCTGGCCGACGTCGCGCTCGACCAGGGCCGCGAGATCCGGCGCCCGCCGACCGCCGCCGAGATCTCGCTGGCCGACTGGACCTGGTCGGAGCTGTTGCGACGGCCCGACACGCAACGCGCCATCCTGCAGGCGATGGCGTGCGGCGCCTCTGTCCGCAAGGTCGCCGAGCTGCTGGAGCGGCGCGGCTGGAAGGTAAAGAAATCGACGATCGGCGCCTGGTATCTAAATGAACGCCGGCACCTGGCCGGCCGCTGGCAGGAGCAGAAACACCCTGTCGACCGCGAATCATTTGATCGCTGGCGCACGATATTTGAGAGTCAGAAATAGAAGCTGGACAATCTGGACAGTTTAAGCGATCAATTAGTCGAGGGTGACGAATTGCGTCGCCGATCATTTAACGCCCGCCGGCTCGCGCCGCGCGGGCGTTTCGTTGTGGGGGCTGCCGTGCGACTGACGATGCTGCGGCCTCGCGTCGAGACGGTCGATCTCAGGATTGCGGCGCCGCCGGCCAAGGTCGCGGCCTCGATCTACACGACGGCCGAGTATGCCGCCTGGCGGCGGATCGTCATCAAGCGAGCCGAGGGCCGCTGTCAGGGCCTGACGTGCCAGGCGCCGGACCGCCGGGCCTCGCGCCTGTTCGCCGATCACGTCGTCGAGCTGCGCGACGGTGGCGATCCCTTCGATGCTGCGAACGGGCAGGCCCTTTGCGGCGCCTGTCACACGCGAAAGACCGCCGCCGCCCGCGCCGCCCGCCAGCGCGGCGACCGCCCTGCCAGGCCGCCGGGCGGGGGGTGGTCAAAAGGTTAGCTCAAAGGGACCGGCGACCGCGCTGGGTCGCATTCGGAGATTTAATTTCTGGGCGCGAACGACGTCGAGCGAACGGCGTTCGCGATCAATTTCGAGGATTTGTGATGGAAGTGCCGAGCGTTTCTGGACAGGGCGGACAAGCGCCGGCCGCCGGGCGGCCTCGGCATAAACCCGACGCCGTCATGCGCTCTTGCGTCGTCCAGCTGCGCGCCGAGGGCCAGTCGATCGCCGAGATCGCGGCCGCGGTCGACCTGGCGCCGAACACGCTGCGCCGCTACTACGCCGCCGAGCTGGCGACCGCGCCGGCCCGGCGCCGCGCCGATCGCCCGGCCGATCGCCAGCTCGATCTCGCGATCGAGGCCGAGGCGCCGCCGCCGGCGATCGAGCCGGCCCTGCCAGGTCGGCCGGCCTATGAGCCGACGCAGGCCGAGCGCGACGACGTCAAGCTATGGGCGGCCGACGACTGGACCGAGGATCGCATGGCGCGCCAGCTCGGGATCTCGCGAACGACGCTTCGCAAGTATTTCGAGGCCGAGATCGAATTCGGCGCCGACCAGGTGCGGACGCAGGCGCTGCGCGATCTGCGCCGCGCCTCGCGCTTGGGCAAGGTCGCCGCCTCGGCGAAGCTGCTGCAGCTGTCGGGCTTTGTGCCACCGTCGGCGCCGGCCTCGGCGCCGCTCGATCGGCCCGACCTGGTCGACGATCGCCTCGGCAAGAAAGAGCGCGCCCAGATCGACGCGCGCACGGCCGAGGCCGGGACGTCCTGGGCGTCGCTGCTCAACTAATGGCCGACGAATGGGATCTGGCGTGTCCGGACTGGCAGGAGCGGCTGCGCGACGGCCGGTCGCTGGTGCCGGATCTGCCGCTGGATCTGGAGCTGGCGCGCCAGGCGATCGGCTGTTTCGACAAGCTGCGCCTTTATGACGTGATCGGCCAGCCGACGATGGCCGAGGCCTGCGGCCAGTGGTTCCGCGATATCGTCGCCGCGCTGTTCGGTTCGCTCGACATGCCGACGGGCGTTCGTCGGATCCATGGCCTGTTCGTTTTGGTCCCGAAGAAAAACGCCAAGACGACGAACAGCAGCGGGCTAATGCTGACGGCCCTGCTGGTGAACCGGCGGCCCTCGGCTGAATTCCTGCTCACGGCGCCATCGCAGGAGATCAGCGACAAGGCGTTCGCGACGGTGCGCGGCATGATCTCGCTGGATCCCGACGGGTTCCTGCAGAAGCGGTTTCACGTCGCCAACCATGCAAAGACGATCACGGACCGCAAGACGGACGCGGTGTTAAAGGTCAAGACGTTCGACGAGGATATCGTTACAGGCGCGGTGGTCGCCGGCGCACTGATCGACGAGATCCATTTGCTCGGCCGCAAGCCGCGCGCGGCGGCGATTATCCAGCAGCTGCGCGGCGGCATGGTCAGCACGCCGGAGTCTTTCTTTGCGATGATCTCGACGCAGGCATTCGACGCGCCGGCGGGAGTGTTCCGCGCCGAGCTGCAGATGGCGCGCGCGATCCGCGACGGCCGCGCCAAGATCGACACGCTGCCGGTTTTGTACGAATTCAGCGAAGCGCAGCAGAAGGATCGGGCTTTCTGGGAAGATCCGGAAAACTGGTCGCGGCTGCAGCCGAACCTCGGCCGCTCGATCCGGATCCCGCGGCTGGTGAAGGATTACGAAGAGGCCCGGCTAAAAGACGAGCGCGACGTTCGCATATGGGCGTCGCAGCATTTGAATATCGAGATCGGCCTGGCGCTGCAGTCCGATCGCTGGGCCGGCGCCGATCATTGGGAAGCGGCGGCCGACGACGACCTCGACCTCGACGCCATCCTGGCGCGCAGCGATGCGATCGTGATCGGCGCCGACGGCGGCGGCCTCGACGATCTGCTCGGCGTCGCCGTCCTGGGCCGCTGCGCCTCGACGCGGCGCTGGCTTCTCTGGGCGCATGCCTGGGCGCATGCGTCGGTTTTCGAGCGGCGCAAGGATATCGCCGCGCGCCTGCGCGACCTGGCGGCCGCCGGCGACCTGTCGATCGTCGAGCAGCTCGGCGACGACGTCGAGCAGCTGGGCGACATATTCGGCCAGGTCAACGCGACCGGGCTGCTCTACCAGGTCGGCGTCGACCCGGCGGGCGTCGGCGCGATCGTCGAGGCCGCGGCCGAGGCCGGCGTCGAGGCCGATCGGATCGTCGGCATTTCGCAGGGCTGGAAACTGTCGGGCGCGATCAAGACCGCCGAGCGCGCCCTGGCCGACGGGACGCTGCGCCATTGCGGCCAGCCGCTCATGGCCTGGTGCGTCGGCAACGCGAAAGTCGAGCCGAGGGGCAACGCGCTGACGATCACGAAACAGGCGGCCGGCTCGGCCAAGATCGACGCGCTTATGGCGTTATTCGACGCCGTCGCGCTCATGTCACTAAACCCGGCGACCCGGTCGATCGACCAGGGGTTCGTCGACCTCGGGGGCCTGGCTTATGCGGGTGATTGACCGGATCGAGCCGACGTTCGCGATCGAGCGCAAGCTGCAGCTGCAGAACGCAGACTCGGGCCTGACGTTTGAGCAGGCTATGCGCGAGGCGGGATGGTCGGCGCCGACCTGGGCCGGGCGCGACGTGTCGCCCGATTCGGCGATGCGGCTGTCGGCGGTCTATGCGTGCGTGCGCCTCATTAGCGGCGTGATCTCTTCGCTTGAATTCCCGGTGTACCGCGTCCAGCCGGACGGCGATCGCGAACAGGTCGCCGACGATCCGGTCGCCTGGCTGCTCAACGATGAGCCGTGTCCCGGCTGGTCGGCCTCGACCTTCTGGAAATACATGCTGACGGCCGAGCTGCTGACGGGCGATCAAATGGCCTATATCGAGCGCGACCGGAACGGCCAGCCGCTCAACCTCTGGCCGCTCAATCCGTCGGCGACAAGCGTCGTCCGCGACCAGGTGTCGGGCCGGCTGGTTTACAGGACGACCGACTGGCGCGGCCAGCCGGCGGCCTGGTGGCAAGATGACGTCCTGCATATTCCGGGCGAGGGATTCGACGGGCTGCGCGGGAAATCGGTCATCGGCTGGGCCGGGCGCCAGGCGATCGGGATCGGCGCCGCCGCCGAGGAATTCGCCGGCCGCTACTTCGCCAACGGCGCGCGATTCGATTATGCGCTTATGACCGATAAGAAGGTCGACCCGGCGCGCGCTAAGGAGCTGATGGCCTATTGGCTCGGCCGGCACCAGGGCCTCGACGCAAGCCATGTGCCGGCCCTGCTGACAGAGGGCGTCACGTTCAAAGAGCTGACGATTCCGCCGGAGGATTCGCAGCTGTTGGAAACGCGCAAATTCCAGGTGATCGACATTGCGCGCGCGTTCGGCGTGCCGCCGGTGCTGATCGGCGAAACCGAAAAGACGTCGAGCTGGGGGACGGGGCTAGAGCAGCTGGTTCTCGGGTTCGTCAAGTTCACGATCAAGCCGTCGCTGGATCGCATCGCCGACGAAGTCAATCGCAAGCTGCTGACGTCGCGGATCTATCGCCGGCGCGATCGCGTCGCGCGGCACGACCTGACGGATCTGGAGCGCGGCGACAGTCAGGCGCAGGCGGCATTCGCCCGCGCCCTGGTCGGCGGCGCCCAGGGGCCGGGAATCATGACGACGAACGAAGCGCGCCGCGCGTTCGGCCTGCCGTCGCGGCCCGACGGGGACGCCCTCTTTACGAACGACAAAGGATCGACCAATGCGCCAGCGTAATCTTGCCGCGATCGCTTCCCTGGCCGCCCTGGCCGCGCAGTCCGGCGCGTTCCGGCCGCAGGCCTCGGCCGCCGGCCCGAACGCCGTTCGGATCGCCGACGCGCGCCAGGCCTGGCACGCGCGCATGGATAATCGCGGCGCCGAGCCGCGCGCGACCGCGGGCAAGCTGGAGCTGCGCGCCGACGGCGACGTCGCCGAGCTGCGGCTATTCGATGAAATCGGCCCTTGGGGCGTCTCGGCCGCGCAGTTCGCCGACGCCCTGGGCTCGATCGTCTCGCCGCGTATCCGCCTACGGATCAATTCGCCGGGCGGCGACGTTTTCGACGGCTACGCGATCTACAACGCGCTCCGGGCGCATCCGGCGACGATCGACGTCGTCGTCGAGGGCCTGGCCGCCTCGATCGCCTCGATCATCGCCATGGCCGGGGACGCGGTCGCCATGGCCGAGCCGTCGCTGCTCATGGTGCATCGGGCCTGGACGCTGGCGCTCGGCAATGCCGCCGACCTGCGCGGGACCGCCGAGCTGCTCGACAAGGTCGACCAGCAGCTCGCCGGCGTCTATGCGGCCAAGGCCGGCGACGCCCTCGACGCCGCCAAGGCTTACGAGCTGATGACCGCCGAAACCTGGTTGACGCCGGCCGAGGCCCGCGCGCTGGGCCTGGTCGACGCGATCCTGGCGCCGGCCGCGCCGGATCCGGCGCCCGACGCCGCCGCCGGCGCGCTCGATATCCATGCCGCCCGCCAGCGCGCGGCGCGCCTGGTCGGGCTCGGCGTTCGCTGATCTCTACGGCGCGGCCGCCCGCCGCGCCGCCTCTTTCGATCGCCCTTGGGCAAGGCATAGCGACCGGCTGCGCGCCGGCGCACCTGGAGCATTAGACAATGACGCATTCGATCCAGGCGCTGCGCGAGCAGCGCAACACGGCGGCGACCGCGCTGCAGGCCTTGGTCAACGGGACCAAGCCGAACGACTGGTCGGCCGACCATGAGACGAAATACGACAACATGGTCGCCGAGATCGAGAAGCTCGACGGCGCGATCGAGCGCGTCGCCAAGGCGGCCGCCATGGTCGGCGCCTCGCGCGACACGATCGACGGCCTGGCCGACCGCGCCGGCGTGACCCTGTCGGCCGCCTCGGCCGACGAAGAGAAGCGCGTGCGCATGTTCGCGCAGTTCCTGAAGGGCGGCGAAAAGAGCCTCGACGTCGCCGATCTGCAGGCCATGGCCGCGATCCGCAACGCCCAGAGCGCGGGCACGAACAGCGCCGGCGGCTTCCTGGTGCCGGCGACGACCGTCGCGCAGCTGCTGGTCGAGCTGAAGGCCTACGGCGGCATGCGCTCGGTCGCGCAGATCCTGCAGACCGCCAGCGGCGAGTCGATGAGCTGGCCGACCGTCGACGATACGTCGCAGACCGGCGAGCTGATCGCGGAAAACGCCGCGGCGAACAACCAGGACGCGACTTTCGGCAACGTGTCGCTTGTGCCTTACAAGTTCTCCAGCAAGGTTTTCGCCGTCAGCTACGAGCTGATGCAGGATTCGGCGATCGACGTCGTCGGGATCGTCAACAGCCTGGCCGCGACCCGCATCGGCCGCATCCAGAATACGTTTTTCACGACCGGCACCGGCACGGCCCAGCCGCGCGGCGCCGTGACGGCGTCGGCCGTCGGCAAGACCGGCGCGACCGGCCAGACGACCAGCGTCATCTATGACGACCTGGTCGATCTCGAACACTCGGTCGACCCGGCCTATCGCGCCAACGGCTGTAGCTGGATGATGAATGACAGCTCGCTCAAGGTGTTGAAGAAGCTGAAAGACTCGCAGAACCGGCCGCTCTGGCTGCCGGGCCTGTCGGGCCTCGACGGGCCGGTCGGCCAGCCGTCGCTCATGGGCTACGGCTACGCGATCAATCAGGACATGGCGAACATGGCCGCGAACGCAAAGAGCATCCTTTTCGGGGCGTTCGGGCAATACGTCATCCGCGACGTGATGAGCATGCTGATGTTCCGTTTCGACGATTCGGCCTATGCGAAGAATGGTCAGGTCGGTTTCCTGGCCTGGCTGCGCTCGGGTGGCAATTTCGTCGCGAGCAGCAATTCCTCGCTGAAGCACTACGCCAACAGCGCGACTTAGTCGCGCGATGGGAGAGGCGGGCCGATCGGCCCGCCTCTTTCGCCGAGCTGCGCGCGTCGCGCGGTTCCGCGAAGGAGGATCTCGATATGTTGGTTCGCAATCTGGTCGCCTGGGCGGGCGAGGGCTTTTCGTATGTTGACGGCGACGTGATCGACATGCCCGACGCGATGGCGCAGGCGCGGATCGAGGCCGGCGTCGCCGAAGCGGCCCGCGGCGCCGGCCGCGGCCGTTCCGTTCTGCCGTGGCTGGGCGACGTTGCCGCGCCGGTCGATCCGGCCGCCTCGCCGGTCGATCCGGATCCGGCGCCGGTCGATCCGGATCCGGCGCCGCTGGGCGAGTAGCGCGGGCATGTTGCCGCTGGCGCCGCTGCTGGAGATCGTCACGCCGGCCAGCTCGCAGCAGCTGGTCGACCTGGCGACGCTGAAGGCCGACCTGTCGATCGGCGACGCCTCGCAGGACGCGCGGCTGACGCGCGTCATAAACGCCGTATCCGGCCAGGTCGCCAGCTATATCGGCCGGCCGCTGATCGAGGCGACCTATCGCGAAACGCGATGGATCGACGCCGAGGATCGGCTGCTCGATCTGCAGCGCGTGCCGGTGACGGCGATCGGCAGCGTCGTCGAGTCGGGCGTTACGCTGGCGTCGACGCTTTATTCCTGGATCGACGGCCAGGGCCTGCTGCGCCTCGACGCGGGCGGCGATCCGACCAGCTGGGCGCGCGCGAAAGTCGTCGTCACCTATACCGCGGGATGGATCCCGACGACTGGCACGCCGACCGGCGCGCAGATCGTCCTGCCGGCCGATCTCTACGAGGCGGCGCTGGCGGCCTGCCGCGCGGCCTTCCTGGCGAAAGATCGCGACCCTGGCGTCGTCGTGCGCTCTGAAACGGTGCCGGACATTTATCAAGCGACCTATGACACGCGCGGCACGACGGCCGACGATGGCGACCTATACGGCCTGCCGCCGGCGACGACCGACGTTCTCGACGCCTATTGCCGCGCGTCGTTCCTGTATTGAGGCCCGGCCATGCCCTACGTTGCACCGCTCTTGATGAAAGCCGCCGTCGCCCGGATCCTGGCGGCGCACGGCGAAAGCATGACGCTAAAGCGCGAGGGCGCGGCCTCGATCGCCGTCAAGGCGAAGCGGCTGCCGGGCTCGATCGAGTCGATCGGCGGCTCGGCGGTCCAGCAGGAATTCCAGGTGCGTCTCGGGACGGCCGAGCTGGCCGCGTCGAGCTGGTCGCCGGCCGTGCCGGTCCGGACTGACTCGATCGTGATCGACGATCGCGAGCGGTCGATCCTCGACGTCCGGCCGCTGCGCGACGGCGACGTCGTCCACCTGTACGAATTGACGGTCGCGGGCTGACATGCCGCTTATTGTCGAGCCGCTGGCCGCGCCGATCGGCGCCTCGATCGGCGCCTGGATCAAGGCGCAGACGATCGCCGTCGCCGAGCGCGCGCTGCGCGCGGAAGTCGGCCGCGGTTTCGATTCCTCGCCGGTCGTCGTGACTGACGGCGTCCCGCGCCGCGATCCCGCCCAGGTCAAGCCGTTCGGCCGGATCGAGTTTGCGCGCCGGACCAGCGTCGCCGAGGCGGTGCTATGGGCGCTGGCCGAGCTGCGCCAGCGATCGCCGGTCGGCCCGGCCATCCGCGGGCATTACCGCGACGATCACGTCGTCATGGTGAACGGCGCGCAGATCCTGGGCGATGCCCGCGCGGCGCTGATGGCGCTGCAGCCGACCGATCGCGTCCAGATCGTCAATCCGCGACCCTACGCCCGCAAGATCGAGGGCGCGACGGCGAACAAAAAGACCGGCCGCGGCAAGCGCAAGGCCCTGTCGCGCCAGGCGCGCGGCGGCGTTTATCGCGTCGTCATCCGCTTGTTAGAGGCCCGGTTCGGCCGCGTCATGTTCTTTGACTATAAAATGGTGCCGCTGAATACCGGCGTTAAGGTCTGGGGCGACCAGGGCGGCCGATACCGCAGAAACGGCTCGCGCGCCTATGTGAAGCGCGTGCAACGAAACCAGGTTTACCCGGCGTTGCAGTTCTACCAGAAGCCGACCGACGTTCGGAATTGAGGCGAGCATGGCCGGCGACTCTGTCCGCGATCTCTTCCGCGATCGTCTGGCGACGCATATCCGCGCGTCGGCCGGCGGCCTGCCGGCGCCGTGGGGCTCGATGCCGATCGGCAGCGTCCCGGCCGGGCTCGGGATCCCGATTGTCGACCTGGTGAATACGGCCGAGGCGCCGGACGCTTCGCAGCTGTTCGTCGCCCTGGAATTCGGCGCGCGCGATGAGCAGCAGTTCACGTTCGGCGCGCCTCGCGCGAATCTGCATCGCGAGGACGGGCTGGCGTTCGTCCGGATCTGCGCGCGGCTCGGCAAGGGCCGCGACGCGGCCGAGGCGCTGGTCGAGGAATTGCGCGCCTGCTTCCGCGCCGATCGGTTCGGCCCGGCCGGTTTCGAGATCCGGATCACGGGGACGACCCTCATGGCCGGCGGCATGGATGAGGGCGGCCTGTGGATCGAGTCGCTCGCCTTGCGCTTTACGAATTTTAACCGCGGCTGACGGCCGCTCTAACCGCCGGCGTGTGCCGGCCGCTCAGCCTGGGAGATCGTCGCCATGGATTCCGCAAACAAGCAAACCGCCATCATTGCCGAGGTGACGCAGGGCACGACGCCGGCGACTCCGGCGTTCAAGGTGCTGCGCGATACGCGCGTCAGCGGCGCGCCGCAGCGCGCCGACGTCCGGTCGCCCGAACGGCGTTCGGATCGCATGGCCTATGCCATGGTGCGCGGCCTGGCGTCGTTCCCGAAAACGATCGAAATGGCCTGGGCGCGCGACGCCGGGACCGACATTCTCTGGGAGTCGGCTTTTTGTGCCGCGTTCTCGACAAACGTCCTCAAGAACGGCTCGACGATAAAGTCGTTCACGCTGGAGGAGCGTTACGAAGGCGGCGCCACGGATCCCTATCGGCGCCTGGCCGGGTGCGTCGTCGACCAGGTCGATATCTCGATGCAGAACGGCCAGGCCGGCCAGCTGAATTTCGCGATCCGCGCCCTGGCCGAGACGACGGCGACGACGGCGATCGCTTCCTCGACCTATGCCGCGCCGACGCCGGGCTATGATCCGGTGACGCCGGCCGATATCACGGTCGGCAACCTGTTCGGGATCGCGACGCCGAAGATCGTCAGCCTTTCGATGCGGATCGAAAACAATCTCCGCGAGCAGTATTCCTGGGGATCGTCGTCGCCGTTCGGAACCGGCCTCGGCCTGTTCAACGTGTCGGGCTCGGTGCAGCTCTATTTCTCGCAACTGACGGATTACTCGACGTTCGTCACGCGCCAGACCGGCCAGACGCTCGATCTCACGATCGGCAGCGTCGCCAGCAATAAGGATCAGATCGTTTGCGGCGCCTGCGACGTCTGGAATCCCGACGTTACGGATCCGGGCGCGACCGGCGATCATATGGTGACGCTCAATTTCATGGCGAAATACTTTGCGACCGACGTCGCCGCAATCAAGCTGACGCG